ATTTATTGCATGTCTTTTCCTCGCCTGAATAACAGAATTTACGGAAGAAATATTTAATTCTTCAGCTATTTTTTTATCGCTTTTTCTTTGATTGATGAAATGTTCTGTGAGATATTCTTTAGTTAAGATGTCTTTAGGTTTCATAATATTTTTTCGTGAATAATTGATGGGAACTATTGTACATATTTATACACCTAAAGATTTTATAGCGGTAGAATCTCCTGTAAAAATTTTTGTATATCCATACATTGATTATATATGTCCATATTTGCATTATCGCAGATATAATCAAAATTGGACCAGTCGTAGTTATCTTTGTCTAATGCTACTTCGGCTTTAGCTGATGAGTCAAAAGGATTTCTTGTTAATCTGAGTACTTTGCCACCTTCTGCCTTAATGCTATCGGCTTCATTTGGAAATCTACAATCAGCAATAATAGCTATCGAAGGTTTTTCCTCTTTAATCTTTTTAATGGTTGCTTCTACCCATACATTATTTTTAAGTGTGCGAAAAATATTGGTACCAATAATTTCCATAGCTTCTCTTCCGGTAAGCTGCTTATTATCCCACGTTAGGTCGGTTAAAGTATTCTTTTCTTCATCTGATCCATAACATTGCTCATAGGTTAAACCTAGAATATTCATACAAATATCTTTTTTCAAGGGATCAGCAAAACTATATACTTTAATATGTTTATCTAGTTTTTCAGCTACCTTATTTAATACAAAATCATTTCTGTTAATATTAGATAAATCGAATATCCCAGAATAGTTATTGTCATTAAGAAGGTCAGAAACAACAATTTGGCCATTTGCATTTATGGATACTTTTTTAGCTATTTCTAGTTGAGCAATAAACAAGGATATAATAAAGTTACTAGATGTACTTTTGCCCGATTGTTTTTTTCCTGAAAATCCTATGATCATATAAGGTCTTTAATTAGGGGTTTGATTTCGTTATTAATTTCTTCAATACTCATTGAAGCTATATCTTCTTTACTAGGAGAAATATTCTTAATATTATATGTTTTTTCGCATTTCTGTCTTATCTGAATGGCCGCTTTTTGACCAGCCTCGTCATTGTCCATTATAGTAATAATGGTCATGGCACCAGAAGTGTCCAAAATCATTTTCTGACGATCACTCAATGATGAACCAAATATTGCTACGGCATTAAGTATGCCAGCTTCAGACAATCTCCAAACATTTCCTGGGCTTTCAACAAGAATAACACAAGATATTTCTTTGATTCTGTGCTGTGCAATCCAAAAATTATACAAATGCTCCTGGGTTTTAAATCCAGTATTATGTCTCCATTTTGAATATTTCCATAAAGAATCAGCAGATGGACAGCTTGTTTTTGGGTCGTGGTATGCTTTGCATTGTGAGCATTTCTCATATATACTTCGTCCGGTACAACCGACCATGTATTTAAAATCAGGGTCGTATATCGGCACCACGGCCCTACCATTCATCTCTTTTCCTTGAACCTGACAGTCCCCTACATCATAGTTGTTAAGGGTTAGGGCGGAAAATCCTCTGCTGAGAAAATAATCAGAAGGAATAGATAGGCTTTTCCTAATTACATCTTTTGATATCTTCGGACTATCATCTTGGTTATTATTGCTAATATACTTAACCGTATTAACAAAAGCCGTTTTTTCTTTAGCTTTTCTTGATATCTTTATGCTAGAAAAATCTTCTCGTATAAATGCTGTTGCAAAGTCTAAGGCCTCTTTAAATGAGCATATCTGATCTCCAGATTTTACCCAACCATAAGTATTATGAGATAAACATCCTCTAATGAATCCTATGATCGATCCTTTAAATGTTTCTTCACACTGATGAGTTCTACACTTCCAGTTACCTCTATATGAGTCGCCTTGATGATAAATATTAAGCGCAGACTCATTATCTCCACCATGAATTGGACAACTCATAGCAATAAGCTTACCAAGATTCTTATACCCCTCTATTCCTAGAGTATCTAGAAGTTCTTCAATATTGTCACATAAAGCATCTGAAACGTATTTCAGTTTTGCTTGATCATACGAATGGGATTTCTTGATTTTGTTCATTGTTATTGGCATCGATTAAAAATCCATCCGAGTTTGATTTGTTATTATGCATCATCTCTAGCTTAGTCTGGCCTTCTGTAATCTTGGCACACCAACCCTTCATATGACAATTGATATAGTCGTTGTCATCCAACCCTCCACCATGCCTGCTAATTACTGGTACCAATTTACGATTACCAGATTTTCCTCCATCTTCGGCAATCTCTTCGTCAGACTTTCTCTTAAATATGGAAAAGTTACTACATAGCCATATAATTCTATCCGAACCGCTTGCAGAATCGGTACTCTCTTTAGATATACCGTCACGATTAAGCTGAATAAATGAAAGGATTGGAACCTTGTATTTAACGGCAAAATTATGCAGGGCGGTCATCATGAAGCCTAGTACCTGATATTCTTTTAGGTCTTGAGATATTCCACCGGAATCCATTAGCTTTAGATAGTCATATATAATAACACAGTCCTTAGCTGTTCCGTCATCATTTAAACCAACGTCCTTAACTAGCCATCTTCTCATAATAGCTAATTGTTCATCGAATGGTTTTCCAGCGATAGACTTATGATAAAGAGGTGCGGCTTTAAGATCCTTAACTGCCTGCTCTATTTTCTTAGCGTTAATAGGAGACTCTGTAAATTTGCCAGTTTCGATCTTGTTGATCTCAATTTCTGTACTCATAGCCAAGATTCTATGGATATGATCTTCTTTATTCATTTCAGTATCCATATTTAATACTGGAATATTTTGTCTTGCTATATGGTAACCTATGTTATCAGATAAAAGAGTTTTACCAACTTTTGGTCTTGCTCCTATAACATTGATTGTTCCTTTTCTTAGTCCTCCACCTATTGACTGATCATAAACAGGAAATCCTGTGGAAATACCAACCTGATCGATCTTATTATTTTGTAGATATTCAATATACTCATCTAATCCAGCAGACATGAATGTTGGGGCATTGTCATTATCATTATTCAGCGAGGAAGAGAAGTTGAATATGGAATCTTCGGCAATACCAATAATAGATGATATTGATTCTGATCCTGATATGTCTAGCAGCTTTTCCTGAGTATTGCCTAGTTCCTTATGAAGCAGTCTGGCTATCTCAAGCTTTCTGATCTTGGCTGCAAATTTTCTAATATTCTCCTTATTGACAGGAAAATCTTTAATAGCCTTTAAATGTTGAGCTTCTTCTTTCTGACTAAGAATATGAGACATTCCTAGTTCTTGAGCAGAGGAGTAGATTGAGGCTATGTCTATGGTGTTTACAGACTGTCCCTTTTCAAGGATATGCTTACAGCACTTGAATAAAACCTGATTACTATCAATAGTAAAAGATTCCTCTTGAACAATATCTCCTATATCAAGAAATACTTCTTCTCCATACTGGAGCATACCGCTCAATACGGCTCTTTCGGCTGATGGATCACACAAAATCATAATTTATCCTGCTGATGATGAACACTTGTTACATTTATATCTTGATACAGACTCGACTAGCGATGGGTTTAGGGTTTCTTCTTTACCACAAATTCTACACTTAACCGTTAATGGCTCAAATTCTCTAGACCTCGCAACAGGAGGATGCTTAGATAGTCTTTTGTCTATTTCACTATCTTCTTTGTGCATATTCATTTCTGGCATATTTAAAAACTTATTAGAGTTCTGTGTCTGGCTTTTTGGCTTTTTTGAACTCTTTGTTCTAATGGGACTAGTACCCTCACCGCTTTCATCAGTATCGTCTGACGGCAGCATATTCTGTAGTAAGGAGATGAGTTGTTTTAGCTGGTCTGGGTTTTTACTTAGTTCACTGAGGTCCATTTTTCACCTTTGCCCTTTGAATAGATAACATAATATCAGATAAGTGCTTAATACTATTTGCTAAATATTGAAGTCTATCACTTCTTTGTTTAGCATATTTTTTAATCTTATTTAATGCTGATGCTTTCTCATTATTCTTAATGGCCTGAAAAGATTTTTCAATATATCCGTATCCCTTATAATTATTAATCTCTTCAGCAATTGTTTCTTTGATAGTCTCGTCAGCCCAATTTAGTCTGGAAAGCTCTCTGTTTATTGATCGCTGAACATGAAATGCGAACTGGCCTAGCCTGTATGCTATTTCCCCACAAACCTCTGGAGTTGTTTTTTCTAGTTCATCTCTACTCATTTGAAAATAGCCATTAAGCTCTTCTTCTGGGAAAGAGTCTGCTCTATAAGTTCCAAGACCAATATTTTTTTCGTATTCGTCAAGAATCTTATCCCATTCATTAACTTGTTCTTTCGTGTTCATTTTTAATCCTTAATGTCCAGTGATCAGTCTGATCAAATGGAAGTTCTATATACTCAATGCCATTCAACTCACACCAATCTTTTTTCTCTTGATCTCGCTTCTTATGTCTTATAAAACCTAGAGGACTATTATGAAAAAATCTACTAAACTTATAATGCTGTTCCCCGTGAACTTCAATACATCTCTTTATAAGAGGTAGGTAAAAATCTAGGTATAGAGTTTCTGACCTTCTAATATTTACTGGTACTTCTTCTAACACTTGCAGTGTTGGAAAGCACTCATGTATTAAATCTCTTGCCTGTAAATGTAGGCTAGATTTATTTTGAATTGATCCATGAGCGATATTACCAACTAATTGCCAATTATAAGAGTTACCATCTAGATCTTTTACTTGCATTTGATGCCCATAGTATCCTTGACTTTTGTCCATAAATCATCATAAACTTCTGGGTGGTCAACTAAGTATTGTCTTGTTTTTTCAAGACCCTGGAACTTAGGCTTGTCCTCGACAGATGACATAGTATACCATGCTCCACCCTTAGATACAAGTCCCAAATCTACAGCAAGTGTCAATAATTCCATCTGCTTATCGATTCCCTGACCATATCTAATATAGCTTGTAATCTTACCTCCGGGAGCACCTAGAGCAGAACATAATACTTGCCAATGTACTTCTTGACCAATTTGGGGACTATCAGTACTTAAATTCCATGGACTAAAATAGTTGGCTTTGATTTTAATATCTGTTTGATATGCAATAGCCTGACCGCTCTTTTCCTTCCACTCACTATGCCCCATACCGGGATTACCCATTTGGTGAGTAATGCCTATCACAATATTTCTATTAACAGGAATAACATTAGCCACCTTCCTGCAAAACTTTGCCAATAGCTTTGCGCCATCTGCTCTTTGCATCTTATTCATATCACTAGTAATTTCTGCTTCTGTACATAGAGCAGAATAGGAGTCTATGATCACTACTGATCCTGGAATTTCGTTGATAATTCTTTCACCAATTTGGAGATATTCTTCTGCGTGAAGAATCTTACCTTCTTGAGATCCAATGATATTGAATTTTTCTAGATTTAATCCCGGTATACCTTCTAGATCTCTTTTCTTTAAACGACCTTCTATATTGAGATAATAAACTTCTCTACCATCCTTAAATGATCCATGAGCGTATTCTTTCTTCTGTGCTGTTGCACAAAAGTCTAAAGAGGTTGTAGTTTTACCGCATTTTGGTTGACCAGTAAAAATTACGAAACTTCCTTCTGGTATTCCTCCATTAAGAACAACATCCAGTGCTGGACTAATAGGAATATTAATTAATGACTTATCAATAACAGCATTTGCCGTTAACATCACATTGTCGCCAAAATTTTTCTTAACATCTTCTTTAAGTGCCATCATCTATTTCCTTAAGTTTGGATAGAACATTTTTCTTAACCTGATCTTTTCTATATGATTTATCGTTCTTTCGATCAATATCAATAGTAAGGTCTGTGTTTTGAGACTCTAGGAGTTCAGAATGTTTTTGTATAATAGCGGGCAAATGTGGTGCTCGCAAAGAGTAAATTTTTTCTGCTTCCTTGTCCCTGATAGCATTAATAATAGCTTTAGCACCATATGTTTTTAAAAGCTTATGGGCAGAAGCTATCTGGTTTCTGTAGTAAGCTTCCCATTTCTTACTAACCCAAAACCTATAATGTAAATCAAGCCTATCTTTTCTTGCTTTATTTTCACATATTAATTCAGTAATATACTGTGCTGCTGAGACTGTTTTGCCATTGGAATACTTGGACAGATACTGGTTATTATTTTCCATTTTTTGGATTAAAGATAAAGCTATCATTTCTTGTTCTTGGGATATTTGCCATATTGTCTTTTAGCGAATCATTAAGTGCTGATGCTGCACCCGTCATTATCGATACG